TCATTGGGTCTGTAATTATCGGAAGGGTCATAAACCTCATAATTACCATATCTGTCTTGGTAGACCATATAGGTCTTGGGTGTTTCATTTTCTTCGGATTTCATTTCTTTCATATTGTGTGATTTTTAAATGTTAGTATTTTAATTTTCCAAAACTCAAATAATCTACTATAAATTCAGCTGCACCTTGAATGTTGTTTAAACTACCTTTGTAGCGAAGTTCAAAATGACCACAAAAATAATACCCGAATTTGATTAGTCTCGGACTCACAATGACATCGAAGGGTTCCAGTTCATTTCCTTTCAAGTCAACTGTAAAAGTAAAACAACCATCCTTTTTTTCCAATTTTGAAACTATAAGTTTTTCGGATAGTTTCTCATAAAATATCTTTGTGTCATTTTCAAATTTCTTTGTCATATTGTGTGATTTTTAAAGGTTAAACATTCCAGTGGGCATCGATAAGTTTGTAGGTTGTACCATCAAGAGAGAATGTCACGGCGTATGTCTCGACGTATACAGCACTCTCATCATTGGTTTCGGGAACCTTTATATTGTCACAATCATCATACTCATTGATGTAGAATACACCTATCTCCTTGGGTGAATGACCGTCTTCATAGAGTCGGTTTACTTGTTCCTTTGACAATTCCTCGAAACCTGGTAATGTGTCGGCATATTCAAGGTCTCTTGGGTCTCTACCCACAAGACCCTTCAACTCATCAAGTCTATGGTTGATGTAACCGACTTCCCGTGAACGACCGATGACCTTTCCGTCTCTAACAATGTCAAAAACCTTGTCCTTGTTCTTGATGAAGGGGTTGTGACTTCCAACATACACTTTGGTCATCATAAATTTGTGGTTGTTTTTCTCAATTGTCTTCATATTGTGTAATTTTTAATGTTGTTGTTTTGTATTAAATTGATTTGTTGTTTCTTACGTTTACAAAGATACTATTTATTTCTGGCAAAAACAAAAAAATCTGCTTTTAGTGTAATTTTTTAACTATTTTTAATATTTTACCATAATGGTAAACACCCATCGGGTTGTAACTGACAAAGTATTTTCTTACGATGACGATATTTTCTTAAATATTCATTCCTTTCTTTTCTATGCTGCTTACAATAGTTCTTTATATATTCGTTTCTTTCTTCCCTATGTTGTTTATTATATTCTTTAATATCTTCTTTATGATGTTGATAATACTCTTTACCTTTCTTTTTAATTTCTTCTTTATTCTGTTGATAATAATATAATGAGTACTCTTTATCTTTATCGTCACAACAAAGACCACCAGAATTCTGAAAATTTAAGGAAATACCTCTTTCTTTGTACATCAATATGAGTTTTTGTTCAAGTTTATAAGACTCTTCCTTTGTCAATCCCTCTTTAATAACTTTATGTTTGATGTTTTCCCAACCCCATTTTTCAATATAGAGATGAAATTTACCATATTTATAATTTATTGGTTTCCATCTTTGACTTGTATATTTTTGTCCACTTCTTCCGACATACACCATACCATCCGGTGTAGTGTGGGTATAAACCCAAAAACCTTTTACTTTCATAACCAAAATAAAAAACCCCAATGGGGTCGGGGGGCAGCCCGAACACCCAATGGGGAATAACTTTCTATATATGACACCTGCCCGTGTCTCTATACTAAATATAACAAAAGTGAGAAAAAATGTTCAAAGTTTAACAATATTTAGCTCCCAGAGGTCAATAGAGTTCTTTGATATAGGAAGTGAGATAACCAGTAGTCAAAGAAATCCTTTTGAAGGAAGAAGTGTTCAATGTAGAGCATTTTCCTAATGGAGTGTCTTAAGTCATTGGTATACCAGTCCATCGAAAAGACAAAGAAGTCATCACTTTTTCTCACCTCAAAGGAAAGACCGTCCTTGATACAATCTATGTACTTATAGTTAAGTGAGTTATCCTTAAACTTCTTTGTTTTTATAGAGCAAGTTACTCCTACTGCTGATAGGTACTGAATAAAAGTTTCTAATCTCATAAGGTTATGGTTTGTTATATGACCCCCGTGGAGGGGTTTTTTAGGTCATTTAAGAGAGTTTTGGGGTGGGGTTGATTACCCACAACTATGTTGAATTTCATTCCTTTCCATTTTTTAACACTTTAAAGAAAAATCCCAACTCCGACCCCAACTCCGACAGACAGATTACCGTTAAATGAGAAACCGACCATTGGTCCGGCGAATATACCAAATGAAGTTCTCTTTTTAGTAGTATACTTTAAATTATAAGTTAGGGTGTCTATCGTTACATCGTAACCGGATGCTCTGATAGAGAGATTAAGGGTGGTGGTGTCGGTAGTGAGGGTAGTGTCGACTTCATATCTATTTATGGGTAGTAGTACTTCTACTGAGTCTATCACAGTCAAGGTATCGTTCTTTAAGACATAGAGAGTGTCTTTGACCGGTAGCAGCACCGTTTTTTCCTTGGAAAGAGTGATTGTGTCCCATTTAATCTCGGTGAGAGTATCTCTTACTTCTATAAACTCCGTTTTAGGGGTTTTTTGGGTCATCTGAGAGGTTTTTATTAGGGAGATGGATAGGAGTAAGGTAAGGACAAAAATAATCAAATAGAGAGGTGTTTTTGTGTTTTTCATTTCTTTCTTTTATTAAAGAATAAAAAAACAACCATTCTAAACTGAAAACCATCACTCTCCGTCCATAGAATAAAATGAAATCGGAGCGTCAGCGGAGATTTCATTTTCTCTGCCCGTAAGGGCGACACACCTACTTTTAGTATAAGTGTTTTAGTTGAAATTTTAATTCTTTCTTTTTCTCTATAAGAAATGATAACTGTTCTCTTATATAAAGTTTAATTCTTTCTTTTGCTGCTTCTAATGCTTCATTTTCAATACAACAATTATTACCTTTATATTTTTCAATGTAAAGATAACCTCCTTTAAGAAATTCTTCAAGTAGAAAATTAAAATATCTGTCTTCTAATTCTTGTTTACTTGAAATTAAATCAAGGTTACTGCTTTCTAATTTTACCCATTCCATTGCTGGGTCTTCCATAGGTCTTACTGTTTCTTCTTTTGAATTCATAGTTTTAAGTTTTAATTATTTTAATGAAATGAATGAAATGAAATATGAAATATGAAATGAAATGAATAATATATGAAATATTATGAAATATATTTCATATATTCATTAAGTTGATTTTTTACACTCTGTATAGGTGATTTTTTACACTTTTCATTTTTTCTGTATAGGTGATTTTTTACACTTTGATTTATCACTTTTTCCAAAAGTGTAAAATTACACCTATACATTGTCTTTTCCCCGATTTTCCAAAAGTGTAAAATTACACCTATACAGAGTGTAAAATTACACCTATACATTAACTTTCTCATAAATCTGCTCAACTTGTTTCCTATTTTCAAGATAATCGTAAATTGTCGGTCTCGTGTAACCTAAATTCCTTGCATTTTCACTTACTGATTTTGACTCATCGTATTTCGAGTGAATCATCAACCGGTTGTATATTCTTGTCGCTTTCCTTGTAATGGTGTTTTTTACTTCTCCGTTCATCACACCGTCATCCTCAATCGAAAACTTCCTCGTGTCCTTCAACTTCAAGATGACATCCTCTTTCGGTTCGGTCGACAAAACACGTTCAATGAGTTTGTCTATGATATTGAAGTTGTCTTTGTTTAGTGGGAATATCTTCTCGTCAAACACTGGAACATATCCGAGAAAGTATATGCTATGGAATTTCAATTCCCTACTGCTGGTTACACCTATGAGTGATTGGAAACGGATGAAGAGCATAAGAAGTTCAACAACCTGTTTCTTGTCTCTGCAATGGATTTTCCTTGCAAAGCCCTTCTTTGTCCTGTACATCGTGTCGAACTTGAACCAGTCATCGTGGATGTTGAAAGCTATCTTATTGAAGTAAACTTTTTTGTTTTCAAACACAGTTTCTTTGAACTTGAACTCGAAATACTCTTTCTTTCCAATCATATCTGTCTTCACTTTCTCAAAAAAATCAGACCATTCTTTGTTTTTCATATCTTTCAATAAAAAAACCCCGTAGGGTCGGGGTGCAGCCCGAACACCTACAAGGTTTATATGTTTCTTATCTTATATATTAATCGTGTTCTGCACAACACAACTACTATATTTATGTCTCGTTCAATCTAAATATAACAACTTTTTTTGGGAAAGTTGATACCTTAACAATTTTTAACAAGACATTAACATTTATGTTCAAAAATCAAGTAAATACCTGATTTTAGCTTAAATCCAGTCTTCGGGTGGTTCTTCGAGTAATTCTGTCTTTTTGAGTGACATACTTGCTTTTGCAAGTGTACCCACTTCGGAAATCCTTACTATATATGCCGAGATACCGTTCACACTCCTACCCATCATAGAAGCAATTGTGTTCAGTGGTGCTCCGGATGCAACCATCATACTGCAAAAAGAATGTCGGCACTGATAGTATGTCAGAGTCTTGTCTATCTTCTTCAAGTCCTTGTTTATTTTGTTGCTGTAATTCTTTACCGTGAAGTTTCTCCAAGGTTTTGTGAGAAGGAACTTATATAGTTTTTCCGTGAGTGGAAATATGGGAGTGACTATGTTTGCACTCTCTTTTGTCTTTTTTCTGAAAATGGTCGTGTGGTAGAACCAGTTTCCGTTGTCGAAAATTTTCTCAATGTTTTCCCAGTCGACACTCATCAAGTCTGTTAGTGCAAGACCACAGAAATAATATCCAGACAACCAGATTCCGGCTGCTTCATTCCCCATTTCGAAATACTTTATGATTATTGTTATGTCACCCCTGTTTCTCGACCGGGGTTTGTCTTTCGGTTTATATCCATCTGACTTGAACTTCCAACCCGACATCACATTCTGTGACAAATATCCTTTTTCATATGCAAATTGCAACAGTGAATGTGTTCTTTTAAGATGACCACACACAGTCGTGGGACTGACCCCCGAATGACGTGCAAAACCCATCATCTGGTGCAGTGTAATGTCCGAGAGGGTGAAATCCTCACCGAAGTAATTTTGGAGGGCGTGGATGGTGTATATGTAACCGGTCACTGTACCTTCACCCAACTTCTTTATGGAAGACATTTCGGTGACTACTTTCAAAGGTGAGTTCTTCATAGTCCTGTTCAGACAGTCTGCTGCTGTGAACGGTTTTCTGTCGGACATCAGTTCGTCTATCTTGTCGTCAATCTCAGACATCCTTTTTTTCAACAATCTCTTCCAGAGACCTTTTTTATAATCTTGTATTGTCATCCAAAGGTGACAACTTTCTTTTGCACGTGTCCCTTTGTAAGTGACCACGATGTTAAGAGGTACTTGACCATCTTTTCTCTTCTTTGTTTCGTCTATATAGACGTTTACTGTTGGTGTTCGTTCCATATCTTATATTTTTTTTTCGGGTGCAAAATTACGAAAAAAAATCGATATGTTCCCAATTTTTTTCCTTAAATGTGTATAATATTGTGAATGTGATTATTAAAAAAGTCCGAAGGAGTTTCATAAATGAATGATAAATAATTGATTATTATATAGTTGAAAAGTTGGTACTTGTTCCCGTATTCAACAAATATTTGCAAAATCTGTTCCCCAAAGAACATATTTTTTTTTTCTTAAAAAGAGTTAAAGATTTACAAAACATCAGAGGTCTTGTTATATTTACTTATGAGTAAAAGTAAAAATAAATGGAACGAAAATCTTTCTATAACAAATGGAACGAAGATAATGCTCGTGAGTTTTTGATTGAAAACAACATCACAACAATATCTCAACTGAGAAAAACAAGTATTGCTTTATATCAATGGATTAACAAACATAAATTACGAGAAAAGTTATTTGGGGAATCAGCACGTATTAAAGTAAACTGGTCTGTTGAGAAGATAAAACAAATGATAGACGAAAACCACATAAAGTCTATGAAAGAACTAATGAAATTTGATAAAAACGCCGGTGATTGGGTTTATAGACAGGGTTTGGTCGATTTGTTTTTTGAGAAATATACCACCGAAAAACTTCAAAGAAGGATGAAAGCAGAATACAACGAGAGAGGTGGTAGAGTATATGTTTTCGAAAAATTCAAGGATGAACTTGAACGGTGGGCAGCACAAGAAAACACGAGAGTCATCGACCAGTGTTGGGAACTTCGTTGTATTACCGAATATGTTAATTACAAAAAAGAACACCCCGAATACGACCAAATAAAAGTTTCATAAATAAAAATAAAAAGACTATGACAAAAGAAGAAATTCACGATTTTAATTCAGATTTTATCAGCAGATACAAATATCTGCTTTCAGCAGGAAGAGATTTGAGAGCAACACATTTCCTCGAACTCGACTTTTTCGAAAATGGAAGTATATTTTTCTATTTAGACAAAGAGTACAAATCAACCGATAAACAACACACCCTTATTCTGGAAACAAGGGACGAATGTGGTATGGTGGGAAAGATTGACGGTGTGAGGTATGAGTTTGAGTATGGTGCAAATTTAAGATTCATCGAAGATAAAGATGATAAAAAAGTGGAACACTTGTTCAAAGACGGGATTGAGTTCATTGCAGTTTGATTTTTGTTATATTTGAGTATATAACGAAATCATTTTAATGAGTTTGAGTGAGAGTCAAAAAACAAAGAAAAAGTTCAGAAGTTGTAAGGCGTGGAAGACATTGAGACATAATAAAAATGTGGAACAAAAGGGGTTAGACCCAATCACACTCGGTAAATTGTCTAAAACTTGTAACCTCCATCACCTTGACTTAAATGAGGAACATTACACAGATATTTCCGACCAATCGAAGTTTGTGTTGTTGAACAAACTGACACACGACACAGTTCACTTTCTTTATAAATATTACGTGAAAGATGAGAGTGTAATAGACAGATTGGTTGTAATTTTAGAAAAGATGAAAGAAATCAATAAGTAATTTTTTTGTTATATTTATAATAGATGGACATCGATACATAATTACCACTTGCCCATCGGGACAATTTTCAAATTCATTCATTTTATTATTCTTCGAGCCTGAAAGACACTCAAAAGTGAGTGTCTTTCTTTTTTTTTTTAATATTCTTTAATAAAAGAAGTTATGAAAAACATCGAACCAATACCTGGCTATTCGTGGAAGAATTACGACAAACATAAAGGAATAGATGCAAGTGGAAATGACATAATTTCAAATAAAGTTATTGAACAAGTTGCTGACCTTATTCTTGCTGGTTATACAGATGAGACGTGCAAGACTGCTTTGTATGATGTGTATGGGATGAACTCCTACTGCACCAAGTTCATAATTATGAAAGCTCACCGGTACATAATGGACTTCGAGGAAAAACAAGAACAGAATATGCTTCAGAAACAGAACAGCAGACTGTTTGGTTTGTACCGTAAGGCAATGGATGCAAACGACAATCTCACGGCGTTAAAAATACTTGCTGAGATAAACAGAGTGAATAAGTTGTATGTCACAAAGGTAGAAGTCAACTCTGATGTCTTCACATTGGATTTGGGATTAAATGTAAACAACAACGATGAAGGTAGTAAATAGAAAGATTAAACTTGGTTATGAACTTTTCCCTTGGCAGTCAGATATAATACTCGGTATACTAAAAAACCCACACGACATACATATTGCAAAGTCAAAACGTCAGACCGGTAAGAGTATAACCGTGGAAACTATTCTGATGTACTTTGCAATAAACAAGGCGAATTCCTGTAACATTGCAGTATCTCCAACACTCAATCAAGGAAGAAAGTTGTTCAAGGAAATAAAGAAAGCAGTGTCTGCACTTCCTATTTATGAAAGCAGTAATGCATCCACACTGGAAATAAATCTCACGAATGGAAGTTCCATCCTTTTCAAGTCAGCTGAACAGGACGATGCACTGAGAGGTAACACTGTTTCCGGAATATTATGTCTTGATGAGGCTGTCTTTATGAAGGATGAGACCATCTTCAACTGTTTTCCTTTTGTAGATGCAAACAAAGCACCAATCTTGATGACAAGTACACCGAAGTTCAAATCCGGTGTATTCTATGATTTTTTTAAGAAAGGTGAGGATGGAGAAGATGGTTTTCACAGTTACGATGTGAATATGTACGATACGAGTGCTCTTTTGAGTCCCGAAAGACTTGAAATGTACCGTAAGAGTATGGCACCCCAAATTTTCAGAAGTGAGTATCTCGGATTGTTTATCGATGCAGTAAGTGACTTGTTCGGTGACGTTGAGAAACTGTGTGGTACAACACTGCACGCTGCAAAGGAAAGAACTATGGGAGTCGACTGGTCTAACGGTGCATTGGATAGAGGTGGTAATCCTGACGAGACCGCCATTGCAATTATGAACGAGTTTAGGGAACTCGAAAAAATAGACTCATTCAGTGACAAAGAACCACTCGAAACGATAGACTACATAATAAACCTCATACGAGACTACAACATCAAGAAAGTCATCTGTGAGGTGAACTCTATGGGTGCTACCTATGTGAACTTGTTAAAAAAGACCATTTCACAAAAGGGACTGAGGTGTCAAGTGGTGGAGTTTTACACGAGCAACGACACAAAGAGAGAAATTATCGAAGACCTACAAGTCAATTGTCTCAACGGTACAATTCAGTTGATTAAAGACCCCAAGTTGTTATTGGAAATGGTTGGTTATCAAGTAGAATCAACACCTACCGGTAAAGTAACATACAACGGAAGCAACGGAATACACGACGACTGTGTGATTGCACTTGCACTTGCATTGTACGGACACAAAGTGGGAAGATATAATGTGAGATAATATTTCATTTTTTGTTATATTTATAGTATATAACAATATTGTTTTTATGGAAGTTAGAGATTCAGTTCTCGATTATCTCTACAAAAGTGGTTTCGTTGAAAACTATTGCAAGAAACTAATCTGGCCCTGTGATAAAGAAAATTTCCAAGATGACTACATAGGTGAGACTTGGTTACAGATTTGTGAAGTTACTGAAGATAAGTGGAAACAACTGATGGATAACAATACAAATAAAGACCCTTATTATACAGTCAGAAACTGGGTGAGTATGCTCATACACAACACAGTTAAAAGTACAACAAGTGCAGCTTATCGAAAGTTGAAAAAACAGAGTACTGTTGCACAGATATGCACAGAGGGTGAATGGAACTACTTAGCAAATGTTGTTCCCGATGAAATGAGAATGTTTTGAGATGTTATTTTTATTTTCGAAAAAGAAACGGTTGTTGATACCGGATGATAACGAGGAATTGGTGAGTAAAGTGAAACAAGTGGAAGAGTTTTTAAATGAAAAACTATCGATATGGGACGACGAAGATGAGTATTATCGTCTACAAAAGGTAAACAACTTGAATCTTGAAGAAAAACGCCTATATATCGTCTTTGCTCTTTTTGATTGCAATATCAACCGTTTGGCAAATCTTTTTATGTGTGACCGGAAAACTGTGGAGTCAAGGATAAATGAAATAAAAGAAAAGATATATGATTGAAACACTTTTGATAACTATAAGTTGGGTTTTGATTTTAGACCAACTTCAATTTTGGAATGATTTCTCAACAATGATTTCAGGTTGGTTGAGTGGAGGTAAGATTAAGAAACCTCTTGACTGGAAACCATTTAATTGTTCAGTTTGTATGTCTTTTTGGACAAACCTTGCATATATTATTGTTACCAATCAGTTCAGTATTTGGATGGTCTTATTTATACTTGCATTAAGTTGGTCTACTCCGATAATAAACTCGATATTGTGTTTTGTAAGAAACTCAATTATCAAAATAATCAATACAATAGCAGAGAAGATAGGGATATGATTACGAAAAAACAATACGACAAACTAAAACAATATGAACTTCATTTAAGACGTGGATATAAGGGGAATTATGTATTTGGTTTTCTCCAAAAAGACTTCGATGAGTTGATTGAAATTTACAAACAACTCGGATTCAAGGAAAGACTTAGGTACAACTGCAATTCTTGTAATTTGAGACTTTTATCCACACTTGGTAAACTCTATTACGAGTATGAGGAAAAACAAGAGGAAAAGAGGTCAAAAAAGGAAAAGGAAAACAACAAAAAAGAGGAAGAGTAATCTTCCTCTTTTTTATATTGTCTTTACTTCACAGCTGCTCACAACAACTTCAAAATAAATCTTGTTCTGTTTGGGTTTGTTTATTTTCTGGTTATAAGACTCATCGTCTATATTTACGAAGTGCATTCTACCATTAACTGTGTCGAGTAATATTATATATGGAGAGTTGAACATCTGTGAAAATGCTTTAAAATCCTTGTCTGACAAGTTCTTACTCTTTAATTTCCATTTCGTTTTGACAGTCTTATTGAATCCCCATCTGTAGTTTGACATATCCACTCGTTCATTGTTGTCATAGTCTATTTGTACCTCGGAATATCTGGTGAATGGTTGTACTTGCATTCCTCCTGTGTTTGTAATCCAGCACAGATAATATGGTGAGGGACAAGGGTCTATCACTGCAATCTTTTTATCACCTATTGCATAAAACTTTCTACCACCGGCGAATGTAATCTGTCCTAACTTACTTCTTTGCTCAATCACGGTGTTACCATCTACATTTTTTACGAAAGAACCATTCCATACCAATTGTCTGTAATAGAAACCTGTCGGTGTGGTTGATGGTATGTGGGCGATTGGTTGATAGTCCATCATAATTGCAGCAGTGTTGTCACTGACTATTTCAATGGGGTGGTCGAACATTCTACTGTTGAAAAAACACACGTTTTTTGTGGTAGAAACGTTTAATGATGGTATTTCAACCATCACCTCATTGTACCAGTAATTGTCAAGTGTGTTGTATGTATAACACATTTCATAATCGTCACCGGACGTGTTGAGTTTGGGTGCAAAGTAATCTGTCCCATCGAATTTGTGATTCCAAAGGATGTCTTCGAGGTCTATTTTTACTTCTGACTGATTTGGTAAGACAAAGACTTTTCCTGTAAAAACAGTTGTCCAAAGGTTTCCGTAACTCTTTATTTTGGTGTCATATACAAGAGTACGTCCCTCTGTTGTAGGTGTTATTGTAATCTTGAAAATATTCATTTTTTATTTGCTATTTTTTTGATTTCCTTTATTTTTCTTTGTTCATTCTGGACTATATATGAAGCATAGTATAAAAACTCTGTTATTGCCCAATTATATATGTCGTGTATCGGTGTCATTGTTTCCTTACAGACACTCATTATGAGTGGTGTGAGTCCCCAATTAAAGTCGTTTTGAGAGCTTTCATTATCTCTTTCCTCACTTCCTTCCTCTGTTTCCTCGTCAGTGGACTCTTCAATGTTATTCTTTTGGTATATAAGAGGAAAAGAATTGACAATGCCTTCCGATAGTTTAAAAAAAAACTCGATATAGATAGTGCATCTGCAATACTCAGATAGTTTGAAATGTCGGATTTGACCTGTTCTACATCATATTCTCCATATTCATCATTATTGTTTGGGAAGAAGAAAACTGACAAAAGATTTGCAAAGTTTTCGGGTCCTGAACCATTTTTGAGATAGTTCTGCCAGTCCATCCATTGGGCTACGGTGAAGTCCTTCAAGTTCTTTTTTAACTTATATACGTTACCCCCAAGGTTATATACCTCTTTCACTTTCATCGTAGGTACTTTCTTTTCAAAGAATGAAAGTTGAGATATGTAGTTTTTTAGTTCTGAAACTGGTAGTTTGTAGGGGTCAATTTCGAAAATAATTTGTATTTGGGCAAGGAGTCTGTCTTCATCTGTATATACGGGGTCGAGATATACATCTTTTATCTCATTGTATTTTTTCAATGGTAAAGTAGTCCAATTCATAAACTATATCCTTTTCATTAAGAATATTCCATCTTAAATTTGTTATTTTTAGGTTATAATAAAGAATATTGTATGTTACTCGAAGACTTAAAGAAAATAGAGAATGAAATAGGTTGGGGAAAAATACAAAATCTCGACGATGATAGGGGAACGGAACCATATGGTATAATGTCACTTGAAGATTTTGAAAAGAAATGGAAAAACGAAAGAAATATAGAAAAAGTGAGATATGCTCGTACCAGATGGTTCAGGTATGTGTGTGCTAAAATAGACGAGGGATTGTTTTGTAAGAATGGGGCATTTGCAAATCCCGACAAAAGAGACCCATATTGGGACTTCTGTCTGAGTGGTGTCAAATATAACCTAAAAAGCACAGACCTACCTTCCGATTTTGATAAACCACCAGTTACTTATAATGAAAGAGGTGAGTTGATAGTTTGGTTTTATCGCCATCAATCAAAAAGAAAGGTAATGTGGGAGAACAGGTTATTTCTCGTTCATCTAAAAGACGAAGACAGATTGAACTTTAAAAAGAAATACGACATCATAAGGGAGTATACTCTATATGGTAATCCAACCGAAGGAGAAGTAATAGGGAGACCAATAACAACGGACATAGACGGACATATAGTTACAAGTGACATAATCATCGTGTAAATATTCTTATAAAAAAGATTTTATGATTACAATTGGAGGAAAAAATATATCTGATATATCCATATCAAATAAAAACGTTATAAGAATTCAAGATGCAGAGACTCTTAAAACGATGTGGGAGAAAACATCGACAGGACCCGATTACTTCTACATTGAGAACACCTACAATGGGAGTAACAGTGTAGGTATTTTGGTCAGTTCAAGAAAACCAGGAAAATATCACATATCAGAATTGCAATATTCAACAGACAAGTTGAACTGGACTACTTACCAATTATCAAATGGTAGTACTTCAATCACATTATCACAGGGCCAGAGATTGTATTTCAGAAATGACAATGGTTATTGCAACACATATGTATCTAATATCTACTGGATAATGACATTCAATCCTTCACAGTCATATATTGTAGGAGGTAACATCAACTCTTTGCTGGACTATACAAATATGTACAATGTGTCTCTACCGAACTCCTGCTATTACGAACTCTTCAATGGTAGTTCAACACTTACAAGTTCAACTGACCTTACTTTGTCATCAACTGTATCGGATAATTGTTATAATAGTATGTTCCGTGGCTGTACTTCTCTCAAAACTGCACCGGCACTTCCAGCAACGACACTTGCACCACTTTGTTATTATATGATGTTCAATAATTGTACCTCACTAACAACAGCACCGGCACTTCCAGCAACGACACTTAAACAATATTGTTATTTCGGTATGTTCCAAGGTTGTGATTCACTTACAACAGCACCTGAACTTCCTGCAACAACACTTACACAATATTGTTATTCTCGTATGTTCGATGGATGTACTTCACTCAACTCTGTCACAACTTATGCAGACGATATTTCAGCAAGTAGTTGTTTGACTGATTGGTTGAGTTATGTTGCATCGTCAGGAACACTTCACAATTTAGGTAGTGCATCATATCCAACAAACAGTACATCAGGTATTCCTGTTGGTTGGACTGAAGTACATTCATAAACCAACTAATCCATTTCTATATAAAAAAAAGAGAGTCAAACGACTCTCTTTTTTATGTTGTATAAACAACTATTGTCTCAGTCGATTCGTCCTCGTATGTTATCAACAGACTTCTTGTGTTTGTTGGTATCGTTGGACGATTTTTCAAGTCAGTATAACTACCAGTGGTTGCAACTGTCGATAATATTGGTTTATTTGCAATATAAGCCATCGAAGTAGGGTCTGTTTCATTCCAGTTTGGTTGAATACCACCACCACTTCCTCCAGCATCGAGAGATATAGTCTGATTACTACTCTGATTCAATGTGATACTTCCTTTTGGTATTCCACCTTGTGTGAAATAAATTGTCGGATTGTTTACAATTGGAATGGTTGGTTTACTAACTATATATTTGGGACTTTGAGGGTCAGTTTCAGTCCAATCCACTTGTACCTGACTTGTCTCTGGTATGTTTATGGTATCGGAAAGTGTTTGGTTGGTCGAAAAACTACCTAAAAGTGTATTACCCATCTTAAAAGTTATCGTTCCGTCACCAACACTTTCTATCTCAGGTTTGTTTTGTATGTACTTTGGACTTTCTGGGTCTTGTTCAGTCCAATCGACTTGTTCTTGTATAAAAGAACCGCTTTCAATCTCAATTGTTGCATTATTTGACTGATTGAGAGTAAAATGTCCTTTTTCAACACCGTCTTGATTTATAGTAATTGTTCCGTTACCAACAGATGGAATACGTGAATCAACTTCTGACTTTGTGTAATAGTTTGAAAGGTTTGTCTCAGTCGTACCTATTTGTTCGTAAGACTCACTTTCAGGAATCCAAATATACTCATCATAAATATTTTGATAACCCTGTGATTCATTTAGTATGAGATAAATAATATTACTCTCACCAACCTGTGGTAAAGATTCAACTATTTTGAACTCTGCACCATTTATATTAGACAACAAGTTGTTTACCTCACTCTTGTTGTAAAAATTACTATTCAATGTTGATATAAGTACAAAGTTATTTAAGTTTGGTTTATCCAAAAGGTCGTTATAACTACCGGTGGTTGCAACGGTCGATTTATCTGAATCAATGAAAGTCTTTAGACCTGAGACACTTATAGCAGATGCTTGATTCTCTTCTGACGTATTACCTACTGCAATTTTTAGTCCGTTTGATACTGGAACGATAATTGCATTTTTAATTTTAACTGACATAGTTTACTTTTATTTAAGAATATTATGATGGGGGGTATTCCCCCCATCATTTTTTTTATATTTTCACGTGTTCTGAGTTGTCGTAGTCGACAATATCAGAATTGTCGTAGAGATAGAATGCTTCATCAAAGATTGGCCAGATGTCTATATCTGCACCACTCACTGTGATTGTACGTGTTGAATTTGTGTCACCATCAGACCAACCGACAAATTCATAACCATCATCTGGAACTGCTTGAACGACAAATGAAGTTCCATCATTCATCATTTCGAAAAATGTTGTAGTATAATTGATGTTATCCACATTCACAGTTCCACCTTCCCTACTTTCAATAATCACATTATAAGAATGTAAAACTGGTCCATAGTTGTAGTTTTGGGTAATTGTACGACCATCAAGTGTTTGCATTATTATTTGACCTCCACTTGAAGTTTCAATCGTTCCGTCCCCATTATCTGTCGTGTTTAAACTTGGTGAGAATGTCATATAAATCTGGTCAACATCTTGGTTTGGTGATACAAATGTACCGAGATTAGTCATACCAACCGTGTTTAAATCTATTTGTGTGTTTGTTCTGAAATCAAGTGTTCCAGTATCATTGGTGTTTATATTCAATATAGTTTCATCGTGGTGAATGTCTATCACGGTACCACCGAGTTGTCTTATTAGAAAATTTTTAGTTACATAACCATTTGTAAATCTTATTGTTCCAGTTCTTTCAAAACAGGAATTGTTTTGTTTCACACTTATGACTGCTGTCATTGTTTCAAGATTCACTATCTTCATTCTGTTAGAGGAATCGGTTCTGTTTCTCACATCCTGTACATAGAAGAAACCTCCGTCAATTCTTCTGACTGTTGTCACATTTGATGTTGCAAGTCTCGGTAAGAAGAACACACTACACCAACTCGGTTTAGAAAGAACACTCACAGTGTCCGGTCTCGACTCAATACTTACTTTGATTGTGTCACCAGAAAATTTCACAGTTGCACTTTGGGGATTGATGTTGAGATATTTGTTTTGTGGTTCTTGGTACACCTCCACAATCTGTTCCAAATTCTGATTGTTTCTGAGTATCACAAATCCGGTTCTTGGTCTGAGGGGGTCTGAGTTTCCCTTCAGATAAAGATAACCATTCTCTGTGTAATAACTAATCCAGGTTGGTTTCTGTCTGACCATCCACTCACTTGTAGAATAAACCTCAACAGGTTTATATTCGTGGAAATAAACCCTCAATTTGTCGGGTGTTACAGTGAAGTCTGCAAATGCTTTCTGACCACTTGTATAGGCGTTTAAATCCCAAACTTGAATCAGTTCAACCTTGGTTGGTGAGTTGGTGTCGAAGTCATAGTCTATGATTCGGTTTATGTGGTATAATACATTGTCTATTTTCACAAACTCTCTGAATGTTATATCACCATATTCCTGTGGTGAGATATAGAAGTAGGCGGTGAGTTTCTTGTTCTGAATGGAATATCTCTCATCGATGAAGTCTTTCCAGAACAAATCATAGACATATCTCGTGTCATTGGTATTGACATCGAAATAATATTCCTTTGGTGATGCAAAATGAACAGATACTTTACCCTCCTTGTCAATTGTACTGATATCTGGAAGTTTTGATGCTGTAACACTAACTTCACCCGACATATTCCAGCAATATTCGTTTGTAGTTATCATTTTCTCGGTGTCATCTGTGACAAGTACGACAGGATAACCGGAATTGCTGTCGAGACCCAACCTTTTGTCTATATCCATAACTCCGTTGCAGAAATAGAAAGCACCAGAATTACCGGCGTTGTTTCCTTCGTCATCATTTTCAATGTAGTGTTCAGTCGTATAAACCTTGTGGTTATAACCCATAAAGTTAGGACTGTCTGGAAATTCTGTGTTCTGCATACAACTGAACTGCTTCTTTTGTGCAATCATACTCGGTTGAATACCTTCAAACAAATCATCAGTCTCGTTGTTAAATTGATACTCTGTGTTTATCTTGTAACTACCATAATTGTTTTGGTACTTGGATGAATACGACTCAAATTTGCTTCCCTTACCAGTCTCGAAGTTGAAGTTCACATACTTTTTGTCAAAACACACTGGTTCAAGTATAAAGTCGTGTTGTCTGTCGAGTTTTTTACTCCAGTCAAGAATCTTGTAACCGTTGAAGAAACGATTACGACTCATAACCGTTATTGTTTTCTCATCTTGGTTGACATCCCACAATAGACCAAACATTTTAGAATAATTCAGCAGCACTTTGAGTAGAGTTGTGTCTTTTGGAAAGATTCTGTACATATCTATGTTGGAACGACTTCTAATATAGTCGACTGTCTTTACACTTGCATTTTGCAAGTTGTTTATGATGGTGTAACCCTCTGGACCATCGTGAAAAGGTGTACTCCAAAAGAAGTCAGTCCACATCCAGTCCCATCTTGGTAGAAAACTCACTGCTGCATATTCAACTGCCTTACTGTTGTTTGCAAAGTAAGCATCACAAGTGATATAGTATGGAACATTCTCATTGACATTGAGTTTAAGTTCCACCTCTTTCTCCCACCAGTAACCGTCATTATAGGCATATCCAGTAGGAAAAGTGTCAATATCGGGTCTCATCGAGTTTGTTATTCCAACATCAAATTTCTCGTTGTATGAGTTAAGTGATATGTCGTCATTCACACTGCAAGAATACAACATATAGATATATGAAGCATTCTGTATGGGTGTGTTGGTCTCTGCATTCACAGCTTGAAATTTAACATACAATGGGTTAGACTTTCTTATCTTCACATAAACATTCTCAAAACCTGGGTGTGGATGGTGAGCAAGGAACATAATCCTTGTTTTTGCATAAAACTCAGTACAACCAAGTCTGTCTTTGTTGAAAGTACCTCCAGTGTAAAGAACACCATTAGGTGAATAGAATGTCTTTTTGGCGTGGTGTGAACTGAGGTTCGACATCTGTGTTATATTCACCTTGTAGTTGAACTCGTTGGAGTTGAAATTGGAACTACTTTCAATGAAATTGTCATCCTTTGAATAAAGGTTTGGACAAGTGTATATGAGGTCTGTATAATATGGGTTGTTGAGATTGAACCAACTTGGGTCAAGATTGAAAGAGTAGTCTGTAATTTCCTCAACCTTGTCTTTGGCTATTTTCCACAACTTATCAATCCAAATTGCAGGCTGTTGATAATATGAACGAAACTCTCTCATATAATGTTCGTCCCTTTCTTGTGTCATTTCATCAAAATCACGTGAAAGACCACTTAAAATCTGTTCCTTGTCCGATGTGAAATCCGGATATTTACCTTGGTAGGTGGGAACAAATTTTAGATAGTCAAGTATGTCGGTACCGGCAATGGAATGACTCACTTGTTCAAACGAGTCTTTTACTATGTTTCTATCCACAATAAAATTGTTCGACCAAGGAGTTTGAATGAGGTACTTGTCATCAATTTCTCCTCCCCAAGACTGACACTCATATTTGTTGAATGTCAACTCGGAAAGTTCGTTCATAATGAGTCCGAAAGAAGAATAAAGTTCAACTTCAAACCGGTTGTCCGATACAATAGTGTTGGCGTTGTTTATCTTGCAATAACCCTCCATAACCAACTTAGAGTTATACAACAACTTGAAAGGTATTTTCTTTCGTGGGTCAATTGTATACTCTGTAACTACTGAATCTTGACGACTATAATTGTCGAAGATTGTTTTGTTGTTTGATGTAAATGGAAGTGTGATTGTTTTCGAAAAATCTGAATAATACAAGGTAGGATTTTGAAGATTCTCGAACCTTTTGTTCAGATACAACCCAACACTTTCTGTTATATCTACAAGTTTATCGTTTACGTATAATTGAATCATAATATTTAATTATATTTGAATTGGTGTCCAAACACCGTTTACTATTTCATATTTTATGTTACCTTTACTACCGGATGTACCACTCTCATTCCAGAACATCTGTTGGTCAATCAAGAGAACTGAAGCATTATTGTCGGACTGCATATTGATTGTGTCGACAATATTTGTCACTTTCTTGACTTTACTTCCGTTTGCACTTACATACGAGACAAATGGGGGTCTGTTCGTTATCTCTATATCCTGTGTGGCGACATAGTTGTCGGCGATGTTTGTCATATCAACCGAAGCTGCATATTCGACCGTGTTACCGGTAGAATTGGTTAAACCCGTGAGCTGTGTCTTATTTATTTTGTTGAAAGTACCACCGATGGTCACATATCTGCTGTCACCAACTTCGTTCAAATCTCCCGTTATAGATACGTCTATATTCTTTGAACTGACAGTGTTTGATGTACCGGATAAAGACACTCCGTTATTACAACTACCAACGATACAAGTATTTGAATCAAATGTCATATCGAAATTGTCATCTGCAATTGAAATACCATCCTTCTTGTTTATGGATATAGTGTTTCTACTTCCCACGGTTATCTCGTTGGAACCGGTAATGGTCACAGTTGATTCTGAATCGACTGTTATATGGTCTGAACCTGAAATTGTTGCAGAACATCCGTCACCGAGTATAATATATGAACTGTTTGTCACGGTGGAAGCTTGGACTATCCTCTCACAATAGACATTGGATGAATTTGAAACAGAAAGAAGTTCGGCATTTTCGAAATAAATGTCGGAACATTCACCACTTACATTGTTTTTCCAGTCAAAATATCCCTCTATTCTCCTTAGACTGTCTTTCATATAGTCTATTTTCTCATCATCCAAATCATAATGAATGTCTATATTGGGATTTGTGGTAGTACTTTCGTCATAGAATGTTTTGGTGTCCACAGCTCTCATTATGACAGTCGTAGAACCTCCATAGTCTGTTATTTGATAGGTTTCTTCGGGGGTGAGATTGTTTGAATCCCTCAACTCCCTCAATCCTTCGTTTGTTATCTGTATCATTATTCTTTATCGTAATTTTCACATATATCGTCGATAGGTACAATGATGTTCACATCTGCATAAGCACCGGCGAGCAAATCCGAAAACTGCTGCCAGAACGGGAATATCTGAATCTCTTCCTCGTTTTGGAACTCATAGTGTTCTTTAAGATGGTTTATAACGTTGATGATGGCGTTTATACCATTGGACTGTTCCGTATATACATTTGAACTGTCGTTGAGTAATTTACCACCATAGTAAAAAGTATAGTTGAGTATGTAATAACCATCCTCACGTCTCACATAATTCAGATTGACATTGAAAGCTCCATACTCCATATGAAGTGAGTTCCAAACGGTATAAACGTCACCGATGGTGAAACTCTCCACATTCTGAGTGTCTAAGGCGTATGTTCTTATTATATCGTATATTGCAGTGATATTCATTTCTCTTTTTCTTTAAGAATATTGGGAGATAAAATAGAAAACTCCGACTTAGAGAACCTAAGTCAGAGTTTTCGAAAATAAAAATAGATTTATGAGAAAGATTTAATTATGAACGGACTTCAGTCCAACCGGTAGGAATACCCGATGCACCACTTGGATATGTTGCAGAACCTAAGTTATGGAATGTTCCTGTACTTGCAACAAATTGTAACCAGTTTAAAAGACAATTATCTACTGAAATATCGTCTGCATAAGTAGTTACATCAGTGAGTGAAGTACAATTTTTAAACATTTGGAAGTAACAAGCATTTACAAGAGTTGTAGCTGGAAGTGTTGGTGCAGTAGTGAGAGAAGTACAACCTTGGAACATATAGATATAACAAGCACTTGCAAGAGTTGTGGCTGGAAGTGTTGGTGCAGTGGTCAATGAAGAACAATTCTTGAACATACCATTGTAACAATCACTTGCAAGAGTTGTGGCTTGTAGACTTGGTGCAGTAGTGAGAGAAATACAACCTTCAAACATACTTTTATAACAACCATTTGCAAGAGTTGTTACTGGAAGACTTGGTGCAGTAATGAGAGAAGTACAACCTTGGAACATACCGTAATAACAGTTGTTTGCAAGAGTTGTGGCTGATATTGTTGGTGCAGTGGTTAGTGAAGTACAATTTTCGAACATACCAGTATAACAATTATTTGCAAGTGTCGTTGCTGGTAGACTTGGTGCATTAGTAAGTGAAGTGCATCTTGAGAACATACCAGTATAACAATATTGTGCAAGTGTCGTTGCTGGTAGACTTGGTGCATTAGTCAGTGAAGAACAACCTGAGAACATAGTATCATAACAATTATTTGCAAGTGTCGTTGCTGGTAGACTTGGTGCATTAGTCAGTGAAGAACAACTTGAGAACATCGACTGATAACAATATTGTGCAAGTGAACCTGAAGGAAGTGTCGGTGCAGTAGTTAGAGAAGTACATCTGCTGAACATATTAGTGTAACAAAAACTACTCAAATTAATAAAAGGAAGAACCAAATTACTTGCATCTATAAGTTTGTTCATTCTGGCAAATAAAGAGTCAAATGCACGATAAGGTAAAGATACATTTTCATTATTATAGTCCAACAATGTGTGTAAATTTCCACCGGTATTTGTATTTATATCTGAACCAAAGTTAAGGTAATTACTATAACTCTGAGAACATTTTCCGTTGCTGTTTCTAAAATAAACCTTTTCACCTACACTAACAGGTACATTGGTAGTTGTGTTTGCTGTCAATGTCACAGGAGTCCAGTTCGTCTTGTCTTTACTCCATTCAAGTTGTTGGATGGTCGATGCACTTGGTGTTCCGGCGAATATAAAACTCACGTTACCCGACTGACTGTCCACATTCTCAATATAGAAGTAATCTATTGGTTTTACCTCAGTCCAACCGGTAGGAATACCCGATGCACTGTTTTTTGTATATGTTGCACTTCCGTTGTTGTAGAACGTACCTGTTGCTGCTACATTCCCTAACCAATTATCAAGACAATCAGTTGCTGAAATATCATTTGCATAAGTAGTGACTTCATTGAGTGAAGTACATCTGTTGAACATATTAGAGTAACATTCTTGTGCAAGTGTTGTTGCAGGAAGTTCCTGTGCAGTGGTTAATGAAGTACAATGGTAGAACATTTGAGTGTAACAATTCTTTGCAAGTGTAGTTGCTGGTAGTGTTGGTGCAGTTGTCAATGAACTACAACCCCCAAACATATTATCATAACAATGTGGTGCAAGTGTAGTTGCAGGTAATGTTGGTGCAGTTGTCAATGAACTACACGTATAAAACATATACGAATAACAATAATTTGAAAGTCTCGTTGCCGGTAACACAAGATTACTTGCATCTGTCAAATATAAATCTCCGTTGAACAAACTTCTAAAAGCATCTTGTGGAAGTGATACACCGTTTGGATTTGTGTAATCCAACAAAGTATTTACATTACCACCTGCTATATGATTCCTCTGTCCCCAAATTTCCAAATTAGGTCTCGTTCCATTACTTCCTCTGAGATATAGTTTCTCACCTTGGTTCAATGTCACTTTGTATGTAGTGTCATATTTTGGTGTAAAACTTGTCCAATTTGACAAATCTTTGGAATATTCGAGTGCCTTTGTATTTTCATCATCTGGTTTGGTAAATGTAATGTCGTTTGTACCGGCATAGGTGTTTTGGATATATAAATAGTCAGGTGTGACAACGGGGGTAGTACTTTTCTCCCAAATCACAGTACTACCCTTCATTATCTTGACTATGTTCCTGTTACCTAATCTTATTGTATAGTTTGAATTGATATTCATAGTTTTAAACTGTTGGTTGTGTATAAACGACCACTGTCGTACTGACGTTGTTGTCGTCGATGAATGTAAGTGTTTCGGTACTCATATTTGGTTTGTTGAGTATTTGTGATACACCCGAAACTGCATTCCAATCGGAATTTATCTGAGCTGCCGGAATGGTTGGTTTGTTGGATAAATCATTGTAACTACCGGATGTTGCTACTGTTGCAAGTGTTGGTTTGTTGGTCAAGTCATTGTAAGAACCCGATGTTGCTACTGTTGCAAGCTGGTTGGATGTTACAACAGAGTTGTTGTTGATTGTTACACTACCTCCGACTCCAGTAGTAATATTCAAGTCACCACCAACCTCCATTAGTGTGGAGTATACCCAATTATCATTATCATCTAATTCGTCAACCTGAGTGATTGCAAAACCATTTGAGTTATTGGTTGTCATCGACCATTGGTTTGATTGGAAACCTGCCGTACCATCACCAGAGTTGATGTAAAGTGTAGGATAATCATAGTTCTCTGAATCACCGATATTCAAACCTGTTGTAAAGGTGTTACTTCCACTGAATGTGTTGTCACCATCTGCCGTCACATCACCACCACCACTTCCACCGGCATCAAGGGCTATTGTTGCATTACCACTCTGGTTAAGGGTGAAAGTTCCTTTTGTTGTACCTCCCTGAGTGATTGTGATTGTTCCATTACCAACAGTCGGGATGGTTGGTTTGTTGGAGAGGTCATCGTAATCACCCGAAGTTGCAACAGTGGCGAGCTGGTTTGATGTAACAACAGAGTTACCATCTAACGTCATACCTTTACCTGTTATAATTCTCAATTCACCCTGGGACACTGCCATTTCTATTGAATATACTTCTTCTTCTCCGTCAGACTCGTCGTATACATTGACATCTAAACCATCACCACCATCGATTTTCAAACTTAAACTTTGGGGGTTCAAACTCATATAGCTGCCACTATCCTTTATTGATATTAGTCTTTCTCTGATAGTAGTACCATAAGGACTTGTTCCACCAACTTTTAACATTGTAGAAATTCTGTTGGTTGTACCGGTGAATGTGTTGTTTCCAGTAAATGTGTTGTTTCCAGCTGCCGTGACATCACCACCACCACTTCCTCCAGCATCAAGAGATATAGTCTGATTACCACTTTGGTTGGTGGTAAAAGTACCCTTAGTAACACCACCTTGAGTGATTGTGATTGTTGCATCATTCACTGTTGGAATTGTTGGTTTGTCGGTCAAGTCATTGTAACTACCCGAAGTTGCAACCGTTGCCAAAGTAGGAGTATTTGTCAATTTACTATAATCTTGTGAATTAGTTCCTTCCTTGTATGCAAAAGTAAAATATTGGCTTGCTGAAAAATAAGTTGTTACCTCATTACTCGTTGTTGATGATGGAATTATTGCAGAATTGATACCTGTACACATCGGAACTGTTATGTTTGCATTGTAAATTGAAATTTCACTAATATCAAGTGGTTCGTAACCGTTGCAAAAATAAAGAAAAGCGGCTGTACTACCGGTCAATGTATTTCTACTTCCGAAACTATTTCGTGTAGGTAATACACATCTGATATTTTTTATGTGTATAATGTTTCCACTATCATAATTGTCTTTTAACAAATAAGCGAAACTATAATCTGAAAGTCTATAGCTACTATTATACGTATCAAAATTTTCTTTCAACAATGACATCAAGTTACCACCAACATAGATATAATCAAGTCTATTAGAAGGACAATTAAACATCCAATATGCATACATATTACTACTTGAATAATTGCAAAATTTTTCATTATTTCCCTTAATGTATAAACGAGATTTTGCCGGAACTGTAATTGTAGTTGATGCACTCGTAGAACTACCTGTTGGTGTGTTGACTGACAATGTAGTCCAAGTGGAGTTGTCTGTACTTGTCTTCAAACTTATCGTTGGTATAGACGTAAAATTTATTGTTCCATTTAATGTTATGTCTATATCATTGTCTGAAATGTTTTCAAAGTGGAAAGGTAACAAATCGTAATTTTCTAATGTATTTGTAGCTGGTTTGTCGGTCAAGTCATTGTAACTACCGGATGTTGCTACCGTTGCCAAACTTGTACCGACTACAAAGTTAGAGTCATTAGTTAAATCGGATGTCTTTGTAGGAATGGTTGGTTTGTTCGTCAAGTCGTTGTAGTCACCACTGAAGTCTGACTTTGCATCCCATTCAGCTTGTTTTGCAGTCGTTGGAATCGAATATCCGTTTGCAAAACCTATCTGCATAGTACCACTCGATGTAACAGGTGAACCAATCACATTCAATCCAGTTGGAACACTGATACCAACTGAGGTGACTGTTCCTTCTCCACCACCTTCTCCACCACCGTTTGATGCTTTACCTAATATTAAAAATCTTTTTTCTTTTTCAGTATTTTCCATATAATTTAATGAGTTTTATTTTATATAAGAATATCAGTTACCCCAAATATATCGTACATACCGGATGTGTGGGGTTTGGACTTGTTATGTCGTTGCAAGTACATCTATACTCAGGGAAATTTCCACATTCGAGATACTTTGTCAATCTGTTGGCGTAGAAATCTGCCTTACCATCATAGTAGTTCTGCATATACTTGGTGTCTTCGAGACTCGTTGTGTTTATTTCCGGTGAATATTGACTCACTACACCGGCGTTTCTCAGTTTGAAAGTGAGAGGTACACATAAGAGACTCAATACTTTATATTTGAGATAAATCTTGATGTATGAGTCAAGAAGTGTTTGATAGTCTCCTTGAACATCTTCGGAGTTCACCATATTCTGAATCGACTCATATAGTGAGTCACCGATTATTTCACGGAGAAAGATGTCCTGTGCTTCATCGAGAGCTGAGTAAAGGTACTCATCTTCAAGATTGTTATTGACAAATCCGTCAGTCTTTAATTCTGTTATAGTTAAAAGTCTTACCATATTAGTCGATTATTTTACTTGTATCTGTGTCTTCGTCTGCACCCCAGTCTATTTCGAAACGGTCGAAGTATAAAGAACCATCACCCAACACACCGTTTATCACACCCTCTATTTCCCTTTGCATAGGTTCGATGACAGTCTTGTTGAAAAGTGAGAAACTCTCCATATATGCTTGTTTGTTGAACCCTGTGTTGTCACTTGCATCACCGAGAAGTAATTTCGAAATTCTGAAAGCGGTAAATATGTCTTTCTCGACACTTTCTTTGAGGGTGTTGTAAATATCTACAAGACCATCGTCCGGAAGTCTCTCGATGGTTGTTTTGTGTGTCAAATCGTCATTGAAAGAAAGCATAATCTTACTTGCATTCTTTACACCCGAAAACTTACCCTTAATCTTTTCCTCGATTTCATCCATAACAGACTCAGACAAGTTACTTCCGTTGTTGAAATTAACGATAGCTGATGGGTGAAGTCCATTCACGAGATTGTTAAGGTGAAATTCAGGAATCTGTGTCGATATTTCAAGTGAAGTCAAAGCGGACATATACATAGGTTGTGGGTATACAGTCCTTGTCTTTCTTCCCTTGTAATAAAAGATTGAAGTAGGATATTCACTTCCGTTAGTGTATCTGTCGTACAATTTCGGTTTTCTTCTACCCTTATTCCACTCTGTTGAATAAAACACCTTGTCTTCGTCTTCATTCACTCTCACATAACGGAAATCAATCCAGTTCAACTCCGATATTTCGTTGAGTTTGTTTCTCGTAACTTGAAAAGCAAACCCACCGAAGATTAAATAGTCGATTATGAGTTTTTCAACCAAATCGTTGAATGTTTCACCCTTTCTGTTTACAACTTTCATTGGGTAGTTAGATTCAATTTTACTTCCCTCTATATATCTCAACATCGTCTCGACAATTGCAGAGAATTGACTCGAATGTTCGTAGAGGTCGTACAAATAGTCCGGAAAATTGTTTGTGGAACCATACTTTACATAATCTGTGTTTTTAGCGGTAACACATTCAAACGTAGGAATCTCCCTCGTTTCGTTGACTATTGCTGTAAAATATAGTTTTTTCTCTGTATTTTCTTGCATTTTAATGTCTTTTTATTAAGAATATTGGAATAAAAAAACTCTCCGATTTTTGGTCGAAGAGTTTTTTTATCAATTTACACCAAACTTAGGCAGTTGTCAAAGTGGTGATTATTGTCTGGGCGTTAGTTGCACTAATTAGGATAGGCATCGTTGCTTCCTCTGCTGAAAGAGTGACTGAGTATTGGTTTGAATCACCAACTGCAACACCTGTGGTTGCACTCAAAGTGGTAGCACTGACTGCATTCTCTGCACCAATCAACCAGTACTGGTTGTTAGAGTCAAGAATTATCATACTGCACTCACCGGAAGCGGTAGCCTGCAATGCAAGTCTCTTGGTGTTGTCTATCTTGGCGAAGACCAAGTTAGCACCATTGGTGTAGTAGTGACTTCCGTTGTCGTTCACAGTCATTTCAGTAGTCATTTCTGAACTGTTCTTTCTGAACTGGAACTCTACCCAAGCGTCTGCACCGGTTGCTAATGTTGCACCCGTAACAGACTCGATTATCTTGTTTCCGTCAACATCTAATACATCCTGACCGTCACCATCCTGTTGATAACTATAAGTGAAAGTAGCACTCTCAAAAGCACCAATCCACAATTTCTTAATAGAGGGAAGGTTGGAACCACAAGATGTTGAGAAACCTGTTAAATATGATACACAAGCCATAAATTTTCCTTTCTGTTTTTATATTGTATAGGATTGGTTTATTCGTTGATATAAACAAACTCTGAGAAAGCATAGTTCACACAGTAAGCATACTCAACAACGAATTTGAAGGTTCTGTCTGATTTGTCGAAGTACAAATCAACGATTTCATCGTCAGACTCACCGTCAACACCGAGATAGAGGTTGTCTTCTGGGGTTGCTATGATAGTGTCGGAAGTGATACCGGAAACACCTTTGATTTTCACATTGGCACCTGGCATAACCATTTCGTAAGTACCCTTATATTCCTCAAATACGTGGAACATATTCTCGTTCATCAACTCAACAATAAGTTGTTTGTAGTTGGCGATACTCATAAAGATTGTGGTGTTGTCTGCAACTGCTGGGTCGAGGGCCAACCAGAGTTTCTGAACTCTTTCCCAAACGGTGTCAGTACCCTTGTTCTGTTTTACGGTGTTAGCGTCTGCACGAGCAATGGTAAGAATACCGTCCATAAGAGCCATATTACCGGTTCCGTTGGTTGTGTCACCTTCCCAAATGAGGGATTCGTTCACCTTTGCAAGTTCCTTGATGTTGTTCTCAATCAAAAGTTCCTCAAAAGGAAGTTCCTGACCAAGAGCAGCCATCTTAACCTCGTTATGTGCCCAAGTTTTCAAAAGAGTTTTGGGACAGAACTCTTTGTTCACTTTCAAGAATTTAGGAGACAAAAGTCTGTTTGTGAAAGTGTCTGAACCGGTAGCGTCGAAACCACAGTTTGAAGCATCAGCAAGAGTGATGGTGGAATCGAGTCTGATTATAGGTTGTTCAGCCGTGACGCCGGTCTGTATGTTGAAATATTTTGCTGACTCACTGTTGAAAAGAGCCTTAGTCAAAACATCAACACCATTGGTTTCTAAGTAATTTTTTAATCTTGAATCAAGATTTGTGATTGTATAATCTGCCATAATTATTGATTTTTGTTTTATTTATTTCTTTTTTTGATGTATTGTGAAAAGTCGATTTTCATTTCCTTTTCAACTGGTTTTTGGTTTTTGAACTCTTCCTCTGCTAATTCAGCGGCGGGTTCTTCGAGTTTCTTTTTAAGGTCTTCGTTCTCTGCTTTGAGAGATTCATTCTCTGCTTTAAGAGACTCAATCATTGCTTTCTGTTCCTCGATGATGTTTTTAAGTTCATCTGTTGAAGGTTCCTCGATTGGTTCCTCAGTAACTTCCTCGGTAGTCTCTTCGTTGGATGGGGATTCAACTACTTCCTCGACTACTTCCTCAGTGACTGGTTCCTCAACAACTTCCTCTTCGGTAGGTTGTTCGATTGGAGGTTCAACGATGGAAACTATCTTTCCACCTTCAACGGTCACGATATTATCATTTACTGTGTACTCACCGTCCTTTGCTGGTTCAAGTCCGTCTTCACCATCAACAAAGACTTCCATTCCAGTTTCAAAAGTGTCGTTATCAGTAATAAGTGTGACTCCTTCTTTTGTATGAACTTCCTTCAACGATAGCAATGCTTTCTTCAATTTAAAGAGATTTGCTTTCGAAAAAATCATAGTCTTTTGTTTTTAGAATATGTCTTGTTTAAAAAGTAAGGAAATTAGTTTTTTTTAACATTCAAAAATTCTTGGTTTTGTTATGTTTAGAGTATGGAAAAAGAGATTTGGAAAGACATAGTTTACGATGGTGTAACCTATGAGGGTTATCAAGTGAGTAATCTTGGTAGAGTGAAGAGTTTGAATTATAATCACACAGGTAAGAGTAGAGTCTTGAAATGTGTTCCAAGTACAAATGGATATTTAGTAGTATGTCTTCACAATAATATGAAAACAAAAAACTACAAAATACATCGTCTAGTTGCAGAGGCTTTCTTACCAAATCCAGACAATAAACCGGAAATCAATCATAAATCAGAAGATAAACTGGATAACAGAGTTGAAAACCTTGAATGGGTATGGCATAAAGACAACTGTAATCACGGAACTCGTAATAAGAGAATTGGTGAAAAGAATAAAAATGGAAAGTGCTCTAAAAAGGTTATTCAATACTCACTTGATGGTGAGTTTATCAAAGAGTGGGTATCGGTACGTGAAATACAAAGACAACTCGGATATAGTAATGGTAATATTTCTGACTGTTGTCGTGGTATAAAAAAATCAGCATACGGTTTCAAATGGGAATATGAAAAGGAGGTCGTTTGACCTCCTTTCTTATTTTAAATTTTTTCCATTTCGACTTCGACTCTCTTTGAATAAGCGTCAACTATCTCATCTATAATGTCGTCAAGTATTCCTGCTCTCTCAACTTCATCGAGTACTTGTTCAAGAATGTGCTTTCCGTGATGGTCTGTTCCATAGAATCCTAGTCTAGTTATCTTACGTACAATCAAATACGACACACTCTTAATCTCCTTGTCTGTTCTGGGTATGGTATGACCAGATGACGGTACAAAACTTCCCTTTGCTATCTTTTGTCGTAACCACTTCTCGATGTCTGCATACTTTGTCGCCCAACTACCGAAACGACCGGTAGATTTGTTCCTACCCTTTTCTATGTAGTACCAATAAGACTCCATTATGAGATATATCGATACGTGATATTCACTGAAATCAAGGTCGAAGTCAACACTTCTGCTCAACTGTCCACTTGCATCAACTTTTTCTATTTTGAGTTTGTCTCTGTACATCTGGACAATCTTTGTGGCGTAGTCGTATAGTTTTGTATAATCTACTTTACTTACATCTATCATATACCCAAATCGGTTTTAGTTATGTGGTCTATACAAGGGGACATCGACTTGTCACCGGTGAGATTTACACGTGAATCAAGGATGGAATAGTCCCAAGGTTGTGTCTCAACCATCGGTTTGAGTTGTCTGATTCTACCCGTCAAAAGAAGTCTGTAATCGGGTATCTTTCCGTCACCGTCACGTGCTGAACGTGAGTCACCGAAAACCTCCATAATCCTGATACATTCGTTTCCAGCTTTCGTATAACCATAGGCTATGATTGCACACTGTCTGTAACCGAGAGCTGGTTTTTCCTTTTCGTCATCGTATGTAATCATAGTCATCACCCTGTTGTGGATTAAGTCATTGAATGACTCTGTATGTCTCGTGTGTCCGATTGTCAAATCAGTGTCGTCTATTATCTTCTTATATGATGGGTCTGAGTAGTCGAAAGCACCGGTTTTATTTTTCGTCACAATATAATCACCGATTGACCCCAATGTCCTTTCAGACCATTTTTTGGTGGATGGATTATAAAGAATGACTACATCGTCACCTTTATTCTTACCGAGTGAATAAGGGTAGTAGGTGACTGTTTTCTTTCCTTCATCAATCTGTATGGTGTTCCCCTTGTCTATTGCTCTGAGGATGTCATTCCTGTTTGCTGCAAACTTTTTTTTTTCGAAATCGGAATCTTCCAACCATTCCATCAAATCATCCCAGAAGTTTGTTTCGGATTCAACATACTCATCGGTTGGTTTGATGTCGGCGTAAATCTCGATTGAGAATCCGTTAATCTCATCCGAATTTTTAAGTGTATCCCAAAGTTCATCATCGGAAATCTTATATGTGACCATAAGGGAACCGTCTTCAACATCCTCGAAACCGGCGGGACACTTGGTTGGTGATTTGATGAAAAACTCTACCATCGTTGCACTGTCTATGTTCTGACCAGAATGGTTAAGTGAAACAGAATTCCACAAGTTCATCTTTGAATATTTGAGAACAATATCTTCTATTGTCTTTTTCGAAAATCTCACATAATAATCACCTATCTCAGGTGAATATCTGTAAATAGGTACATCTGCTCGGATGGCGACACCTGTGATACAATGTTTCTCTTCGTCTGTAATGTTGAACTGCATCGGTTTCTTGTCTTTGTTGAAACATTTAAAATCCACTTCCACAGCTGGGTCGTCAACAAGGGATATACAACTCATAAAAGTATCATCGTCATCAAGTTTGACAACTATATCATAAATAGGTAATTTCATAAAATCTTTTTTCTTAAGAATATTGAAATGAAAAATGCTCCCCGAATGGAGAGCATTTATTTAGAAAGTGGAATCGTTTTCCCGTACTTGAACATTCTTTTGTGCTTTGGAAATGTCGTGTTCCGTAACATAAACCCTTGTGTCTTTTACCTGACCTAAAAGTTCCGACTGCTGTTGATATGCTATCGTCTCGTATGTCTCATTTCCAAAATTTGATGCAGAACTTGTGAGAGCATTTGAATGGTTTCCGGATTCCATATTTCCAATCTGAGTTGCACCGGCGGCGAATGTAGTTGCCGCCATTGCAGATGCAAGTATCAAGTTCCAGGGAGCAGGAACACCGGAAGACACACCCGACATAAATGCAGACAATGTACCACTGAGTGTAGTTATCCAACCATTTGCTACTTGCAAGTCTTTGTATTGTTCAGAGTTCTCGTCATACTTACTCATCTGTTCATTGAGAAGATTTGAGATTGAACTAGTGACAGACTGGAACACGTTTAGGTAGGTGTTGACAGCGTTCACTGCATTATCTACTCTGAGGTCGTCGAGTTTTGCACTTTCATCTACAAGATGTTTCTTCAACTCAATCATCCTATGGTTAAACTCTTCCTCTCCGATAAGTTGTATTTTATGCTGCTCGTTGAGTGCTTCTATCTCATTCTTTATTCTGTCAACCAATAGTTTCTGTTGGTCATATTGAGTGTTGTATGCAGGACTACCCATTCCCCAAAGGATGTTCTTGTTTTCCAAGTTTTTCTGTTGTATACCGATTTCCTTTGCAAGATTTTCGTAGTATTTCTGAGCTTCCAAATTTCTACGGTTCCATTTCTCAATATCGAGTTGGATTTCCTTTTCATCTATCTTTCTCTTGTTGTCAAGAATCTGCTGGTCGAGTTCACTAATATATTTTGCATACCTTTTTCTCAAATCTGCATCACTCTTGTATATCTCGACACGTTTTTCAAGCTGCTCATTAATTCTCTTTAAACCATCAATCTCTGTCAGTTGTGTATATATGGATTTATTGATGTCAGCAAGATAATTTCCATCATAGAGTTCTTTTCTGTAATTCTCTTGTATTGCAAGAAGATTGTTCTCAATGATGTCCTGATTCTGTTTCTCTATCATTGCATCTCTCAACTGCATATAAGCATCTCTGTACTTATAAAGAGAATTGACAACACTCGTATAACCCTCTTTCTGTCTATTTATCTCTTCAAGTCTATTTTGTTCTTCTGCACGTAATGATTCAGATTCTGCTACGGCGAGTTTCGAATTACTTTCCCTTATTTCTTCATCGTATTCCTCAATCTTTTTTGCACATTCTTCTGCTTCTTTTTCGAGTTCTGTGAAAATATTCGGTTCTTTCAAAACATCCTCAATTTTGAAAAACTCACTGAACATAGTGGAATAATCCGATTTCTCACCCCTTTCCAAGAAATCTTCAAATTGTTCTGTGAATATTTTTCCAAGGTCATACTTTTTAACAGACTTCTGTATATCGTCTGTTAAAGTTGCAATCTCTGATTGAAGACCGAACAACATTCGGTTCATTTCCCTCGAATCATAGAAACTGTCCCAAAACTCGTTTGCAAGTTTCTTAGTTTCTTTCAAAACATCTTGAATGGACTTCAACACCTTGACAACCTTGTTTGTAGTGTTGGTGGTCTCGACTTTGTTAGGGTTAAGTGCTTTATCAAGTGACAATTCACCAATCTTCTTGTAAAGTCTGTCGATGTCCTTGTCAAATTCTGCAATCTCCTGTCGTCTGCTTCTTATCCTTGCTTTAACTCTCCACCATCCGGTTTCCTGAATATCGTTGATTTCCTCTTCGAGTTCCAACTGCTTCTGGAGATATTCCTTAATCTTTCCCTCATATGCTTCAAGTAGAAGTTTCTCTTTGAGATTGTCGAGATATGCTTGCAGTGCTTCGTTGTTTGCAGTGTATTCTCCAGTAGTCTCGTTAAGTTGGGCGTTATAGTTGGGAACTATTTTGTTAAGTTCAGCTATCGCTGCCTTTCTTTCTTCAAGGGTTTGGTTGTTGTCCTGTGCTGTCTTTAAAAGTACATTGAGTCTTATATTCTGTTCATCATACTGACTGTTGACATTCGAGAGAATGTCTGCTTCCTCTTTTGCAATCCTGCCGTTTTCCTCCAACTTCTTATTTAAAAATACGATACCTGCTGCAACGGCGGCGACTGCTGCTGCAATTGCAGCCAAGATGGGATTGGCGACTATGAAACCCCTGACTGCACTTGCAGCCGTCTTGAACCCTTTTGCAATACCTTTGAGTGAAATAGTTGCAACCTTTCCACCCTTTGCTATATTGTTCTCTGCATTCGACACTCCGTTTGCTGCTGCACTCACGGATGCAAGTTCTGCCGTTGCTTTACCTGAGTTTACATCTATATTTATAGTCTTTTTGTCAGGAATGGAATCGATTGATGTTTTCAATGCTTCAGTACCAACCACACTTGCAGTTGCAGACTCACCGACAGAGAGGAAAGCGGTCTTCAATCCGTTGAGACTTTTGAGTGCTTTGTCAAGTGAACTGAAACCCTGAATTGCAGCCATAACTAATGTTAAAGGTGCAAGTGCTTTCTGCATATCCTCAGACTTACCCCCTAATAACGCCATACTTGCAGAGACAGCGTTGAGACCACCAACCAATCCAAGAGAGATATTGGTGAAGTTTGACATTACCTGACCGAAATCCCGATTTGAGTACTTTGCTGCTTCTGACACTTCAATTTGTTTCTGTTGTGTGTCAGCAAGTTGTCTAGCGACTCTATTATATTCTTCACTTCCTTCCTCTAACTGAGATAATTGATTTCTAAGGTCTTTGATTTGTTTATTTAAAGGAACGAATGAACTAGTGAGACCTTCAACAGATTTCTTTGCCCCACTTGTATCTATATCTATAATCCTTTTCTTAACCGTATCAGACATTCTTAATGATTTTCTTTAAGAATATCTGTATAAACATTTAACATTTTTTACAAATAATTATGTTGCAGTTTTGTTATATTTATATTGTAAGAGATAAAGAAAACTTCTTAATATTTGTCATATTTTTATATTTTTAAGTCACCTCTCGTTTGGGGTGACTTTTTCTATTCTATTAAAAAAAGGAAAATGTCTTTAAAAGTATTATACGAAAATATTTCGAAAAAGGCGTTCTGGACTTGTCTCATTATATCAATCGGACTAATTATAACTTCTTTTTTCCTACCACCCACCGGCGTAGTCGAACCAAGTGTGTGTGGTGCTGTCGGTGAGCTGTTCGGTTTCGGTGCATTAGCAACCGTGATTGACGGATTACATAGGGGTGCTGATGTAAGTGTCACCAAGGGGGACGTGAACATCAACTTGACAAATCCAGACAAAAAAGAAGAATAAAAAAAAAGGAGAGGATTGAACCTCTCCTTTTTTTTTTTATTAGTTTACTCGTTACTAACAAGTATAAGGTGTGTCTAACTTGATGTCGGTGATTGTGTCGTGGATAGTCACGACTTTGGGTTGTTCGTTCTGCTTTGTTCCAATTGAAGTCAGGATTGCAATGAACCCCAAAACGAGAAGTAGTATTGTTATACGATATTTCCACATAGTCTTTGTTTTAAGAATAACTACTTTGTGAAAGCGTTTCTCACCACATCGGCATAACACATCTTATAGTTGTCAATATAATTCTCCACAACTACGTTAGTGTAATAATCACATCTTTTCAATGTCGTTGCTTCACAGGCTATGTACATAGACATCTTATATCTTGCATCTGAATCAAGTTTTTCAAAAAACTCTTTGTAGAAAAGATGGTCGATGTTGATTTGGACAACCGCCTTACTATTGTAGTAAACAATCTGGTGCATAAAACCTGCCGGACCGTCATTCACCAATTCAAAACCACCGAACCAGTCAGACTTGTGTCTCTTTGTTGATTTTGTGGTACTCTCCTTCTTTGGGTTTTCGTTCTTTGTTTTCTTTCCACTCTTCTTCTCGTTTTCGGGATGTTTCCTCTCATCTTTGGAAAGAAAGACATTCTTGTTCAACGTCTCAGTAACTTGTTCAAACGTCTTTTCCGTCTCCACGTCAACTTGTTTGGGTTCTCTGTCCCGTCTCTCACACTGCTTCACGAGTGGTCTGACTGCATTTTCAAGTTTGTCGTAGAAATCTTGTTCAATCGATGAACGGTCTTTCTCCGTCACCATCTTTGCAAAAGTAGTTCCAAAGAACTCATCGGCGTTTCCGTCCATAAACAATTCAAAACGAAAACCGTTGTTATAGTTTGAATTCTTCCTCACAATTCCGAGGTCAAGACCGTAACCTACAAGTCTGTTCTGTCTGTACACGTAAATACCACACTTGTCCTTTGTACGTCCGAAATAGTCGTTAAACTCATTGTCTGCTACACCGATTGGAATATACCAACCACGATAGTCTATCTTCACACCGTTGTGGACAAACGAACCCTCTTCAAGTAAATCAACATTGATTCCACTCTTGTTTCCGATGGTGTCGAATGGGGTAAGTTCTTCACCGTTGAGGAAGAAATTGTAATTCTTAATCTCAATGAACTTGTTGAAAAGGATTCTAATCTGCTTCTTCAAAGTACCACAAAAACCGTTGTAGTCCTTGTTCTGGATTCTGTCAAGGTCTGAAATGATGACCACAGTTCCGTGTTTCGAGTTGGTGAAACCACGAAAATTTTCAAACTCAAACTCCTTTGAGGGGTTTTCGAAAACACCCATCTTCACCATAATACCTTCTTCGGAAACATCGTTGATGTCCAGTTCTGCCCAATTCAACCCACTGTCCTTGGTCTTGGAAAAGACCGTGAGTTTTGTGCCGATTGAGATTGCTGCAGTTTTGAGTCCTGCACCGTAGAAACCGAGATTCCTGTCCCTGTCCTTGCCTGTGTCGACTCCGAGACTCATTGCACTTTCAAGTGTTGCTGCATCCATACCACAACCGTCATCGGCAATGATAATACTATTGACACCCGTTCCCGACTTTTTATCACACTTAGTGACGAAAACCCTGATGTTGTCTGCTGTGACATCGGGTTCAAGACTGTTGTCGATGATGTCGGCAATTGCCGTGTAATTTGTGTAGTTTAACTGTCTGAGGGCATTCTTAACAAACGAACTGCCCATTTTGAATTGAAATGTTTTATTATACATAAAATCACCCCAACTACTTGTTGTAAAAGGTCTCAAAATGACATCGTTGGGGGTTTGTTAGTTCCATTCAAAGACCAAAAAAAGAGTCTCCCGACATCACATCGGGAGACCCCAAAATTATATTATATGAAAAAAGAAAGTTATCCCATCCGTTCCAAAAGTCGTTCCTTCCCGTGTTGTTCACGGAGTTCGACATAAGGTTGTCTGTAAATCAGACTGGCTGCCAGATATGCACCTTTGAGTTGTTTGATGGCACCGTCCTTCGTGTCGTAGAGACTTTTTATGAATGTCGTACCACCCTCTTGTTTCGTGTTGATTGTAATTGAGTAAAGATTTTTCGTCATATTGTTTGGTTTTAAATGTTATTTAACTGATTGATTGCTTTCTGCACCTTGTGTTTGATGAACTTTTCCACAATCTGATGAAGTTGTCTGTCGTCCTCGAAAGTGTTGACTTGTGGAACAAGTTTAAAATCGATGTACTTCCTTAACTTACCGAAGACCGGATGGGTAGCTCCGAATGGGAATTGACAATCTTCCCACTCCGACATATACTTTTCACCACCATCCAATGCTATCTGTTTAATAATCTTGTTTTCTAATTTGATTTCCCTTTTCATATTATTTGGTTTTAAATGTTATTTGTTGATAAGTATTCTGAATGTTATCTTCGACCCCTCCACCTCTAAGTCGGCGAAGTAAGCGGCTCCCTTGTTTATGTTCAAGTTGAAGCGGTAAGTACCACCACCCTCTGATATAAGTGCAATTATTGTGTTGATACATTTTACTACATTATTATCTTTGTTGAAAAAAAACTTTGAAAGCCCATCGTCTGCCAATATCTTATCAACAACTGGAACCATAAACTTTATTGCCTTTGTCTTTCTCTCTTGAAATGACAAGTCGGTGATGTTATCATAAGTTTTTTCTAATCTAAAAAGTTCTATCATAGTCGTGTTGTTTAATTTTCTGAATCGTTTATGAAAAAATTATACTGGAACTTACTCTCGAACCAATCACCCATACTCGGTTTTCCGTTACCAAAGTACAGGTGACAATTATCAGCAGACACCCATTCCTTTGTGAGTTTCATTGGTTCTTCGTCAACATAGACCCTGTTGTGTTCGTCGAGCTTGTCCTTCCATTCTTCACGGATTTCTTTGATTGTCGATTCCACAATTTGTCTTGCTTCCTTTTTGGATTTTGCAATCCAGTTGAAGACTTCATAGTTGCCGTCTTTGTCGAATTGGATAAGTGTCACAACTTTATTTTCCATATTGTGTGATTTTTAAATGTTATTCAACTTCTACTTTGTTTCTTTCAAATACTTTTCGGGTATTTCAAGTGTATGTCCTAATGGTTCCCAGTCTTCCAAATCTTCTTTTAATTCAATTTCCCGATTGAAAATGTTGGGGTTAGTATACCAAGACTCACCAACCATCTTATCATCCCAAAACACTTCGATGTGTAAGTAGTCATTGGTTCTATGCACCTCGATGTCGGCATAGTCAATTTCAACAAACTCATCCAAACCATCCATAGAAGAGTCTACATAGTTCTTGTAGTAACCTTTGGTCTTCTCCGACTCCCAATCAATGCACTTGTCACCATCCTCATCCTCATACCACCCTACATTGTCCCACTCATCATACATATGAACAGCTTCGGAAAAAGCTTCTATATAAGATGAGTTTTCCATCGCTTTTGTGACTTGTGTTTCTCTGCTCAATTCAATACCCCACTTTTCGGGATTACTTCTGATGGCATTGATGATTTGTTCATCGGTGGCATCTCTTAATGTTATTTTCTTCATATATTGTGTTTTTAAATGTTATTACTCTTGAAATACTATCCCTTCACCCATTGTACACTTGACCTTGTTTATCAAAGTCACAACAACATAGTCATCACCATTGTCTTCAAGACCATATGCCTCATCTATATTATCAGTACATTCTTCGACTGGACCCGAAGCCCCCTCAAATACCGAACAAATGTCGGGATGGATTTTACAAACAGCTTTATAGAGTTCTGTACTTGACATATTATCAAGGTCTTCCAATGTGTAACCGGCTTCCTCGATGTCATCTTTGTCGAGAGAGATGGTTATATGCTCACCACAGAACCATTCAGCTCCAACCTCAGCCTCGAAACTCTTGACAAACTCATTGGGTCTGTA